TCCTGAAGTAGGAATTACTTGAAATATATCGTTTTCATTAGACTCTTGGTCAGTAGAGTTTGCTATGCCAACGTATTGTTCAGAACTTGAACTAAAATCTATGCCAGAGGAATTTCCTAATATTAAACTTTCGTTGGCAGTATCGCCCTCAAACTCGATATTCCAATAAACTGGAGATGATGCTGGATAGCTTGTGGGAGTGCTTCTTAAACAAACGTCATCGCCGGCTGATACAGTGACTTCTGTAGATGTATCGGAAGCTGTTAGTTCGCTATTAGAAAGAGTTACTGTCAATGAAGTGGCTGCGCCGTTTTTGTATAATGTGTACTGATTAGTATTACCAGAACCTGGAGCCGTTATACGTTCAATGTAAAGGTTTCTTATCGTTCCAGATGTTGTTATTTTTTGGTACGCAACATTTGCGGTAGGTGACCAATCTCTACCGTTTATTGGGCAATAATCAACGTCTGTTCTGTCGGCGGAATAATCTATACCGCCATAAATTCTTTGCTTCATTCTAAACTATAACCAGACCTGCTGACCAGAACTATTCGTTTATAGTTTTTTTCACCAAGTTTGCCCTGGAAACCTATACCGTAAATGTGCTCTTTTAACGGTTCGTCGCCAGATCCCATAACGTAATGAACAAAATTTCTACGAAAGTTTATCCATCGAAGGTTTAACAAATTTAATTTTGAATCATTAATGATAACTTTGCCGTTAACTTTAATCGTGGCGTTATCGACATCTACTTCGACTATTTGGCCTTTAGATTTGACCTTAAAATAAGAAATATCGCGCTGTTTAATTTTGGAATTAAAAATAAAAAAATCTAAACTTCTTTCAGTAAGCTCTATGGCTCCGTCTCTGTAACGTATTTCATTCATTGTATTGAATAATGGAGACTTAACTTTCGTCGTACTGAACTGTCAATGTTTGCGTTGAACTATCACCAGTAGTTGTCACTGTTGACGGAACGTCCAACTGAACATACAAGTAGTCAGTCTTATCACCAGAGCTTGTTATACCGCCGGACGGTGTAATGTCGAAAGCTGATCCAACAGATGTTGGCATACTAGTAGTAGCGATACTTGAGTCTGAGTCTGTAGGCGTTGCGCCTGTGTCAGTTTCTCCGCCGAACATTGAACAATTGGTTGGCAAACTTAAAGTGCTAGCCCAAACCTTAACATTAGTAATTTCTGTGAAAGTGCTAGTAAACTCCCATCGAAGTACTCTTTCGTATGAATAGTTCGTTCCTGCTGCCGGAATTTGGATGTTGTTCGTTTGGTACGATGTTCCTGTAGCGTCGTAAGCGTCAGTACTCATCAAGTTCCAGTTAGTTCCAGTAGTTTCTGTACCAGCGTTAGAGCCAGTGCAAACCTTCATTGTTATTGTTGCTGTCATTTTTGTCTCCTTAATTTAGTTATGAAAATACTGCCCATTGACCAATATTGTCTAATAATTTATCTCGTTCTTGTTGAGCGTTTTTTAGAACGTCTCGAAAGTGTGTATAAGGTACACCAAACGTTGTACTATATTCTGCCTGGGTAACAGATGTTGCGAAAGTGTAAGTGTTACCTATCATGTACTCAGACACGAAGATTGCGCCAATCCATGTTGCTAATGTTTTTACTTCGTCAGGATAGTCGACCCTGGATATAATACTGCCAGCTTCATGGCTAACGTTCAAGTTACATGTTATAGTATTAGTTGTCTCGTTACGAGAAATTATTTTAGTAATTTCCCAGTTTTTATCAAAACCTTCAATCATTATATAATCGTTATCTTCAAACTGGGAAGCGTCCAAAATTTCTATTTCGACAGAACTTCCGGAAGATTCGTCTTTAAGGTTACTATCAGTTATTATAGTATTTTCTAACCAAGCGTATTGGTATTTTATGACAACGTTGTCGGGATACTGAGAATTTGAACTAGAATTATAATATCGTACTTCAGAATTTTGCGTTAACTGAACTTCGCCAGACTTTTTGTAAGATAAAGAGTCAATAGTAATATCTGTATCGTTAATTTCAAGCTTTTGGATGTTCATTATAGGAACAAATGGTCTAATAGTAACGTCCAAAGATTCTCCAGTAAATTGTTCTAACTTTAAAGTCGGCTTACAAGTAGACCTAATGTATCTGTCAACTTGAGCGTCAATCTTTGGAAGAACTCTATCCATATAACCGTCAGGCAATTTGTCGACAGTTATCCCAACTATGTCTAAGATTGAGTCTTCGTCTGTATAATTATCAGCTAGTGCCATTTTAGTTTTCTATTTCTGAAATTGCGTCTTCGATTTTTGACTTCTTTTTACGAACCTTTTTGGGAGTCTTAACTGTCTCTACTTCCAATTCTTTAGGTTCTGGAGTTTCTTTAGGAACTTCTTGTTTTACTTCCATCTCGCCAACGTCTTTCCACATGTAAACTCCTTTCTCGTCAAGCATTCTTTTCATTACCATTTGTTTTGTTCTCCTTTTAATTATGTTGGGGAATAAGTCTCTGTCGAGCTTACTCGGTCGTTAGACCATGCACAGGTTCAAACTAAATATCTAATACCCACAAGCGACGATGCTCACAGTACCAGTATTAGCACTTGTAAGAGTCACTTTGTTTGTTGTAGTAGAATCGATTGTAAAACCTTCAGCGGTTCTTGCACCGCTTGAAACTGTGTAACAAACACATTCCACTACTGTATCAAAGTCTCCCAAGATAACCCAGTCGTTCTGAGTTGCCTTAGTTGCACTATAAACACCACACTTCATTGGAGTACCAGTAGTCTTAATTTCTGTACCAAGTGTTGCCACAAGTGTTTCAGTCAATTCTGCTGCTGCCATCTTATCTTACGAGTGCTAAAATATGAACAGTTCCAGTTGTTGCGCCCGCCAAAGTTAAAACTGTAGGGGCTGCCACGGTGGATGTAATGGTTTCGACTGATTTGTCGGTTCCGTCACTTACCCAACCTTGAGCAACAACAACTTCGTTTACACCGGTTACAGTGATTGTGTCGTTTTGAGCCGCTTTAGCGCCTGTTATGTAAACAGTTCTAAGGCCGTCCAATCCTGCTCCGCCAATAGGACTTGTCCTAGTAGAGGATGCGTTCACATTTGCTGCTGCCATATTTAAGCTATCTCACCAATCCAAGAGTTAAAAGCAGGAGCTCTAATGATCATACACTCATACATCTTCAATAAGAATCGTTCGGAATCTCTATCCTTAGCTAATCGTTCGTAAGTCATATCTTGTAGTACTCTCATTTCAATGACGCTTAGGTCTAAGAAATAAATAGCCTTACTACCAGAAGTGTTACTCATGAATCTACTAAAGATAACTGGAACTTCACCGGCTGCTGTGTATAGAACAATGCTCTGGAATCCCCAGAATACTGTCTTTTGAGCAGTCATGTAACCAATTCTTTGCTGTAGCAAGTTTAACAAGTCTGTATAAACAGATGTTGAACATACCGCAAAGTTTGGACGTCCACCGTCATCGATTGCATATTGAATTGCTGTGTTAATGTCTTCCAAATCTAATGGTGTAGTATTTTTGTCAACTTTGTTGGTTGTACCAATTAACTTGATAAAACCGCTAAATTCTGTAGAAGTTGTAGAAGCGTCACCGTTAACGATTAAGTCTTCTTCTTTTTCTTTCAGAGATCTAGCTTTGACCAAAACTTCTAACTGCATTCCGTTTGGGGCTGCTTGGGAAACTGATGGCTGAACCTCGTTAGTAGATCCAGGAGCGAACTGTGACAGAACGTAACCAGGAATAGCTGCTTGAGCTTGACCTGTTACTTCACCAACTACACCAATAGATTTGATTCCTACGGAACCTCTATCGTATGTGTCGTCTACAGTAGCTAATGCTGAACCCTCTGCGTAAGTAAATGCGTCGCCTTTGTCAGTGATTACGTTGTAATCAGCTGTCATTCCTCTGTTAGTAACTCTAGGAATAATCTCAGTCAATGGAGTAGATTTCCTTGACTGGTCGATAATCTTATCGTCAACATATACAGGGATTAAAGCATAACCTGCTGTTCCAGCGCCACCTGTTTGTGTGTTAAGAGCTTTTAGTCCAACGTTTCCTTGACCAAACATGTTCGGTCTAAGATCGTTAATAGCTTTCTCTCCACCCAAAGCAAGACTCTTTACGTCAACACTTGAGTAAACGGTTTTATTATCCATAAAACCAAATGATTGCATATACAATCCGTCTGCGTTTACCATATTTTTATCCAATTAGAGACAATGCTCCCTCGAAAGGTGTTGTGTTTAATTTAGTTGTTTCTGGCTGTGCTTCTTGGGAAGATTTCATAACCGGTTTGGCTAATCTTTCTTTCAAGTCGCTGTTTTCTTTCTCTAATGAAGAGACTTTTTCGGTTAAAGACTTGATCTCGGCCGCAAGCGACTTGACCTCAACTTCTAATGGGGAAGGTTCTGCCGGAGATTCAACTTCTGGTTCAGATTTCTCTTCCTCAGGAGTTTCGTTTTTCTCCTCTTCCTTTTCCTCTGGAGTTTCCTCCGGAGCTTGAGTTTCTTTAACTTCTTCAGTAGGTTCGGAAACCTCTGGAGTCTCAACAGGAGATGTTTCTTCTTCTGCCATATTTTTGTTATCCTCAGATTTATCTGATGATTCTGATTCTTGACCCGGCGTGTAATCTCCTTGACGCACAGGGAAACTGGTAGCGCTTAATGCTTTTTTGCTAACACATTTCTTTACATCGTATCCTTCACTTTTTAAGAATTTTATAGCTGAATCAATCTTTGACTTGATTCCTTCACGGTCGCAGTCAGGGTCTTCAGCGCAACCCTTTTTTTCTAAATAATCTAAAGATTTTCCAACAATGTTAGTCATTTTTGCTTCAGGGTTTACTGGATTACCAGTTAAAGCGATATTAATTAGTTTAACCTTTTCTAATAATCTTACAGCTTTACCTTTTACGTACTTTTTCGCCATGTCTACCGGTAAAAACGCTATACTGAAAGCGTCAATCATTCCAGACTTAATACTACCCCACAGCTCTTTGAACTTTGAATGAGCACTGTTTAACAAAGCTTTTACCCATAATCCTTTATTATCAACACGGTGTTCAATAACACGCGCTACAGGATTTTTGTCCAAGTTTTCTTCCAAGATTGTTTCATGATCTTCGTCAAACTTTATTGAACGTTCCATCATTTGTTGGTTCATATCTTTCATGCAAGATTTTGTGACCTGTTCGTTCTGCACATCAACATCGTAAGTAGAAACGTAACCTTCAACGTAATACTGTTTTTCTCCTTTTACAACTACCTCAGAAAATGCTAAATTTTCATCGCTTCTGCACACAAAACCGTTCACAGTGGTTGCTTCCATGACTAACAAAAGAAATTAATACATTTAAATGGTTTTAAGATTTTTTTGATCGTTTATATTCTTCTTGAGTGATATAGATCAAGTTTGTTCGACAGTTGGGATGAAAAGGTGGAGTCATCCAAGCGCCGTCTTGTGTACGGAACATTTTGTCTATTGGAATAGACTTTTCTGGCGAACCGTATTTCGTGTGCATTCGTTCACAGATTTTTGAGGTTCTATTGTCCAAAGTAACGTCAACGTATTTTCTTAAACGTAACCCGGACTTCTTTGCTGCCAAGAATTCACCCTTGTTTACCAGGTTTGCAGCTTCTGTACGTACCATTGTTTTTGCATGATTTTTTTCTTTCTTTATAACTTTACGCACACGGGTAACTATTTGTGACAAACTTTCCCCGTTAAGAATTCCTTGAGATATTGCTTTACTAGAGTTTGTTACGATTCTAGTATTAAGATCTTGAATGTACTGTATTAAATCTTTTTTCATTGTTTTTGCTTGTTCAGAACTAATTATGTCTTCTTTAGAAAATTTGTCACCCAAAACGTCTATACCTGTTTCTTTTTCGAAATCGTCAACACCGCGAAGCAAAAACTTGTCAGCAAACTTGTTAACTTTCTTGCCAGAAAACACTCTAACGAACAAATTTCCAAGCTTTTTCAATGTTCCGGATAACAAACCCTTAACATCAACATAGCCTTTAAATTGTATCAGTTTTCTTTCAGAGATCTCTTGGGAAGAAGCTTTAACAATTTTTTTTTCCAATTTGTCGATTTCTGCCAAAATTTGGTCCTCTAACTCAGAATTGTTAATAACCGAAGAAGGGATAGTCTTCAATTTAAGTTTTTTTTTTGATAATAAAAAGGATCAGATTTTAAGTTAATGATTGCTTTAGCTTTAGCCTTTTCTGGATCTTTCTCGTCTTTCATTTCTTCCTGCATTCCATTGGCTACGTCGTCTTCTGTTGGATCGTTGTATTCAGGATCGTTGGCACGTTCTTCTTCTAATGACTGTTTAAGTTTGTCCATGTCTATTTGCAGCTCTTCTGCTACCATTTCGGAAGTTTTAACGCCCATACGGATTTCTTGCTCTTGAAGTGTTCGTTTCTTTATTTCGTCATCAATGTCGTAATCAGTGAAAACAAATTCGAACTCTGGATGACCGAACTCTGGCATTATTTGGCCGTTAATAGCGTCAGCCATGTTTTGTAGATAAGGTTTTACAACTTTTCTAATAATTGCACGTTCCTGGGTCTCGCCGTTGGATCTGTTAACGTCTTTAATAAAACCCAATTCGTTAGCGTTAACACCGAAACACATCCACAATATTCTGCTAAACCAGTCTTGTTGTGCGATTACTTCCATGTCTTTAGACGTCATCTGCATTTGGGTAAACTCTAAAGGTGTTCCAGTGATTGGAACCTTGAAGTGTTTTTTCTTAACGTTACTATACTCGTCAAGTTCCATGATTTGGTTAGACAATTGTGATCTTAATGCTTTAGCTTTGTCTGGACCGACACCTTTCATTGTCAAAATACCGTTAGGCAAATTGTTGTTCAAATAGAAGTCCAAGTTGTATTCTCCACCATAAACTAGTGTCAAAATAGTGTTCCATAGTACCTCGATAGGACTTTGGGCGTAAATGTTATTAGAACGTTGGTTCATTTGTCCCCAAATTATTTCTCTTTTACCGAAAGGCACAGGTCGTGCGCCGGCTGTCCAACCGTACTGAAAGTATGCAGCTTGTTCTGAATACATGTAATGGTAAGAACTTCCTTTAGTATCTTCTCTAAC